ATATTAGGTATATTATCAGCCGTAGCCATCCCAAGATACTTGGAGACTATTCAAAAAGCTGAAGAAGCAGCTGAAGACGCAGTCATAAGTAACATCGGTGTAGCACTTGAGAACTATGGTGTTCACAAACTCATCGATAGTGGAAGAGCTATATGGCCAGATAATCCTTTTGACGCACTAAAAGATAAACCACAGACTTATACTGATGATGGTACAAACGCCGACACAGATAACGAGTGGACATTTGTCGATGGTGTCCCAGCGTACATCACCCATCAACGCTCAGACAACTCAAGATGGAAGTGGGAGTATGACGCAGGTGTAAACACAGGAACAGATGCAGACACTACTGGATTCTTAGGAAACAGAGAAAGTCTGTCAAGTGAGTAAAAGGAATGGTTTTACCTTAGTCGAACTGATTATGGTAATGGTAATCATTGGGATTTTAGCCGCAGTTTCGATACCAAGATTTACGAATATTGTCCGACAATCTGAAGCAGCTTCCGAACAAGGAATTTTAATCAATTTGGTCGCTGCTTTAGATACTTATAGTCAAGAAGAGTTTATCGATACTGGTGTTCAAAAGTGGCCAAACAATCCCTTTGATGCACTTAATAAAGTACCACAATCTTACGACAAATCGAATACCACATTGATGGTAGAGATGGACGATAGTGATTGGATTTTTACTGGTGAAGCAAGTAACGACTATAAAAATTCAATAGTTCATCGTAGAAAAGAAGATAGTCTAGCAATATGGACTTATAATTCATCAACGGGTGAGATTGGATATTCCAATCCACCATATCAACCAAATCAAGTCGTATATAGACCTGATTTACAAGGACAATAAAAATGAAAATACTTAAAGAGAAAATGAATGAAGGTTTTTCTTTAGTAGAGTTAGTAATGGTAATGGTCATCTTAGGAATACTCGCAGCAGTTGCAGTACCTAAGATGTCATCCGTTCTAAATCAAGCCGCAGTAAGAGCTGAAAAGACCACAGTAGATACAATTTGGGCAGGATGTGAATCTTACGCTAGTGATAAACTAATCGAAACTGGAAATGAAGTGTGGCCTTACAATCCACTTACAGTAATGGGTAGAACTCGTAATATAAAGATAAATCTAACATTGGGTGTACCTGATGAGGATGATGAATGGCAGTTTAGTCTGATTGACGCAGGAGAACCTGCTATCTTTCATCAAAGACCTGATGATGAGATTTATTATTACACATATGATTCTACAACATTTGAATTAGCTGAGGAACCAATTAGATACATAGCACAATAATATGAATAATCAAATAAAAGAATTACTTTTATATGGTGGAATATTCTTATGTTTCGCATATGTTATATTCGCACCTGAAAAGGATTCTACACCCAAAGTCGAAACACCATCATTGGTAGATTTCGATGAACATCCAATAGTAGCTTGGTTAGCCTATGATAGAAAAGGTGGCCCTTGTGTTAAGGTCAGATACGAAGTCAAGAGGAAAGAAACCAAGCTATTTATGTTTTCTGAAAATGGTAAGTTAGTACATCAAACTCCTATCTCGTTGAGTCCTCATAGGGATGGAAGAAAAAGAATCGAAACATATACATGGAAATTATATAGAACTGAATGGTCGTCTCACATCGAGCCAGGTTTCTATACGGTCGTGGTTGGAACAAAATATGACAAGAGAGGTATCGGAACCGAGATAGAAATATTATGAGTTGGACACCTCTTATCATTATTTGTTTAGGAGTTTGTCTTATATGGGAATTAGATGAAAGACAAACAATGAAAAAATATAAAAAGAAAAAAAGAATTGAACAACAGAGAAAAAAATGAGATACTTACCATTTGTATTAATAAGTGTTATATATTCACAATCAGACAACCAAATAATTGTAGATAATGATATCCAAAGGACATCAGAGTTTAAAAGAGATGTTGCCTACGGACAAGATTGTGATGATACAGAATACAGAGACTACAAGGGTTCACCTGCTTGGAAGGGTTATGGTGGGTGGTTATCCGAATGTGATTCAATCCGTTCTGTAAACTTAGATAGGGAATTTGCCGAAAGGGCAAAGATAAGGAAGAGAGAAAAGGCGATTCAAGATAGTATTGATTTAGCATCTGTAGATGATATAGATTTCGATTTAGACGCTATGTGGGAGAACACGGTATGGGAAGAAATACAAGATATAGGTACAGAAGATGTAGTTTACGAAACTGAACAGATAACCGCAGTTGCTGGTGTTCGTGGTGCTGAAGCAGAGGATGAAGCACTTGACCATCTGTATTACAGAAGAAGTATGAAAGGTTTAGCACTTATAGATTTACAAAAGGCATATGGTAAATTAAAATATAAAAGGGAACAGATGATTGAGATAAATCCTAATCATCCTAAGTTACAAAAAATTGATAATCTAATATCTCAGTTAGAAATCAAAATGAAAAAAGTTTAATAATCTAACAAAAAACTAACACAAAATAAGTAAATAAAAGTGTTTTTTCTAAATATATAAGATACTTATGTTTTGAAAAGTGTGAAACTTTTCAAAAACCGGAAATAATCTTATCACTAAGGAGAAAACAATGAAGACACTAGCATGTTTAATGCTAATGGGCGTATTGACCGCCCAAGACCTACTTCCAAATACTGAAAGTAGGAGTCAGTTACCCCAACCCAAAAAACCTTTCGAACTTACATATTACGACATCAGACACGATATTCGTTTAAGCAACCCAACAGGTAAAATAGTTGTGGACTTTTGGATAGACGAAGATGGAAGAGTAGAGAATCCTGTCATTAGAGATACTTTTAATTTTGACCTTAATGAAGTAGTATTGGATAAAGTACGAAGTAGTTCTTATCATCCAGCAATCCAAAATGGTAAACCTGTCAGAGTAAAGTATACTTTACCGATAGTTTTTAAATAACGGAGTACCGATGATTGAATACTTTTTATTAGGTGTTTTAGCACCTATCTTTCTGAATCTTATGCACCTATGTGTAGGAATATATGTAGTAGTGGAGAGAGGAAGTGTAATGAGTTTGGGATTTAGTGGAATGGGATTTTTAACTAAGTCGATTGGAATGTTATTTTTAACTTGGTTAGGAATATCTAAGTTGAATATGGATTTTCAAATCTTCGTTCCACTATTGACCTTCTTTTGGTTTTTCACACATATAGTCGAGGCCTTTGTCATACAACACTATATGAAACAAAATGTATCTAAAGATTTACAGAGTTTACAAATAAAATAAAGGGTTAATATGATTGAACTATATATAGGATTAGGAATAACTTTTGTAGTACTATATGTTGTTGGTAAAATTTACGCTGATGACTACAAAGATTTTTTTAAATTCTAAGCAATAAAAAAGGGGAAGATAAACTTCCCCTTTTCTGTGCACCGATAATAGCTATTTACGGAATAAACCCACCAACACCAATAAAGCTACGAGTCCAGCGAAACCGGATTCGCCGAATTTATTTATGATTGATGTTAGGTTACCAATAACATTTACACCAAAGACACCACTTCCAAATATTACTTCGGAAACAGCTCCTATGGCTACAAAAGAGATTAGAAGATGAGCTACATCGTCTACCCAACTTTTGACAAGTGTTATGACTTCCTTCATTATGTTATCTCCCGTTGTTGTTTCTTATCACTAAACAGAAAAGGGATATCTAACTTCCTCAGTTCTGTAGTCGAGTAAATCTCGACATAATAATAACTATAAAGTATTGTAAAAAATAGTTTTGCATATATATTGACTATCTTTTGTGAAAAGTGATATTTATTTATGAATTATAGTAACCAAAAATAATGGGATTTTATTATGGCAAACGATTACGAACTATTTGAAGGTAAATCACTATCATCATTGTTCAAAGATATTTACGATAATTCCAAACATAATAAGACACAACTTGAAACATTAGTTGGTGAAGTTGCAGGATTCATTAAAGATGGGGATATGGCTATTCAATTAATCCCTATGATTAAAGAGTATTTAGAAATAAATGTTAAGAACGATGAACAACTTGTTAGATTATCAGATAAGGAAAAAGAACAGTTGTTAAAAAGTATAGATGATGTTGTTGTTGATTTACAGGTAAAAACAGATAATATAACTAATGATATAGAAAAGGTTAAAGAAGGTTAGTGGGATATTTCGGAAGAAATCCTAACTTAACTTTTAAGGGAAGGTCTAAAAAGTCTTACGCTGGTGAAAGTGGAGTGCCCACGAGTGGTCGAGTAAGACAGATTATAAATAAAGAAAAGGAGTCTCGTGAAGATAATGTTTTTTATGAGTTAGAACCTGCAGAGGTTGTATTTGTATTTGATACAGAAGATAAACTACCAACCGATACAGATGGACAACCGATATATAGATACATGGGATGTGTGAAGGCACGAAGAAACATATCTCAGTTAGATATACCTTTAACAAGTAATGATTTACAAATATACTATCCACTACATCCTAATGATACTCAACTTCCATTGATAGGTGAGTATGTGGTTACGGTAGATTACATGGATACACCTTTCTTTACGAGAACTATTAATATTTCTACAAGTCATAACGCTAATGTAAGGCCAGGAAAAAGTGGAAAGAGACCTGAAGAAACAATAGAAGAAGATTATGAATACGAAAATTTTGAACTCGAAAATCCACTTGGATATGACCCATTAATTAAAAAACTACAACCCTATGAGGGAGACATAACATACGAGGGTAGATTTGGTCAATCTATAAGATTTGGAAGTAACATTGTTTCTGATGCACATGATGATGAGGATAGTACACAGAGTTCACCTAATATTCTTATTCGTGCTGGTCAACTTACAGATGGTGTTGACTTTGATAAAAATCAAGAATTGGTAGATGTTGAAAGTATACCTTATAAACCTGTAAAAGAAGATATAAACGCCGATGGTAGTTCAATATGGGTGACAACCGACCAGTCGGTAAAACTAAATATAGACAAAACTAATGCGAGTGACCATTCGTACATGACTCAACATCAAAATGATGACCAACCAAAAGAGGGTGGAAAACAGATTACCATTAATTCTGATAGGATAACCTTTAATACAAAAAAAGGAAAGATACTTGGATTTTCAGCAGATGGTATTGGATTTTCAACAAGGAAAGTTTTTTCGGTAGATGCAGATGATGGTATGCAAATGAACTCAGGTGGTGCCACAAATATGAGTATGCAACCTGGAGGAATAAGTTTAGTCACACCAGGTAACTCAAGATTAGACTTAGGTCAAGGTGGACAAGGTGGTGGTACAGATATAATTTATCTATCAAGTGAATGTCCATCTTTTTTATCACTTGATGATAAAGCACATTTGGAAAGTTGTAAAGGTGCAAATGTACACCTTGATGATTGTGCAGGACTTTACACACATAACGGAAGTTACTTTAAAATAGGTGGTAGTAATGATGAAGCTGTTATATACATAAAAGGTCGTGATGATGTTAAGGAACAACATTTAGTATTTGGTGAAGAGTTAGCAGATTTATTAGATAGTATTTGTAATAGTTTTGTTGAATTGGGTACTACGATTTTAGATTTAAATGGGATTGCCACGGGTGCCGGCCCAAGTGGCCCAATCAGTAGTGGCCCAGCAAATCAAGCTTTAATTACTGCTTGGGAGGCTGGGGTGGAAACCATACGGGCAAGAATATGTAACATATTAACAAAAGTAGGATGATTGGTGGCACTTGATAAAAATAAACTGAAAAAGGGATTAGTTGATAATTATAGTAAACTAGCACAAGATGGTGAATCAAGTAAATCAGAATCAGCTGATGGGATGGCAACAGCCATAATAGATTTTATGAAAGATGCTGAAATAGTACCGATTGGTAGTCCAGCATTAACACCTTCTCCACCTGCTGTACCCGTACCAGATCCTACATCGTTAGGTTTGAAGTTAAAGGTGAGTGGTGTTGGAGGAGCCAAGGCACCATTAAAGGGAGCAATATTGGCTAGTTTTAATTTGGAAGACCCAACGATGACACAGATTACAACTGGTATCGTGTCAGCAGCAGCACTAATGATAAATTTTGGTACACCAGCTCATTCAGCAGTAGGAACAAGTGTAATGTCAGTTCCACCGATTTTAGCACCAGCTGTAGCAGTTGGAATGGGTGGTGGAAGTATAGAAGATGTTTGTGATAGTATGGCAACTATAATTACTGCATCTTTTATAGCTACACTCTTTACAGGAGCGGTTGTCAAACCACCAGCTGTAATACCAGGTCTAATCAGTAGTACAATAATATAGAATAGGAGTCTATGATGAAAAAGAAAGAACTCATTAAAATAATTGAGTTAGTGGTTCGTAAAGAAGTTAAGAAACAGGTAAATGAGATATTTATTAAAGAAGGAAAGAAATCGTTTGCACGAACTTCCAACTTGAAAGATGAATCCTCATCCTTAACTCAAATAGTAGAGAATAGTGTTTCAGAGAATATACCTCAATCAAAACCTAAGAAGAAAGAGTTCAAGCAATATACACAAAATGAATCTCTAAATCAAATTTTAAATGAAACCGCAAACAGCAAAGAAACTGAAGAGTGGCCTACTTTGGGTGGTGGAGCGTTTGATAGTTCAAAAATGGCAGAAGCTATGGGATATGGTAACCTACGAGGTGGTGGAAGTAACGAAGTGAAACGAGAAATAGCAGCAGTTCAAACAATGAAAGATGCAGGAGTTTCTACGGATCAAGTTGGTGAGGATGTTGTAAAGGCATTAACAAGAGATTATAGTGGTGTGATGAAAGCAATGAATAAGAAAAAAGAACATTTTCGTCCATAGGAGAATTTAGTTGAGTGTTTTAGAAAAAGATTTAAATCCTAATATAAACATTGGTATAGCATTACCGATGGACTACAATGATGCTGGTGGATTTTTTCCAGGTACATCAACGACACTTACACAGACAAGTAGTAATATTAAAAATCTTTTGTTAACAAATAAAGGTGAGAGGGTAGGACAACCAGACTTTGGATGTGGTTTGTTACAGGTACTATTTGAGCCGATGTCAGAAGAGTTATTAGACACTTTATATTCCACGATAGAAGAGGCTATAACATTTTGGTTACCTCATGTGATTATAAATAAACTCGAAGTCATACCTGATGATGTAGAACCAAATCAATTAAATATCAACATTAACTTTTCATTAACAATACAACCAAATGTTCATGAGACAATAACATTGAGTGTTGATACACCAGGTTTGTAGTAGGAGATAATAATGGCAAAAGTACAAAAAGAAGTCAGATATCTAAATAAAGATTTTGGGGGATTTAGAGCAGACCTAATAGAGTTTGCTAAACAATATTTTCCAAATACTTATAACGATTTCAATGAAGCCTCACCTGGTATGATGTTCATAGAAATGGCTTCCTATGTCGGTGATGTTCTATCTTATTATGTGGATAGTCAGTTTAAAGAAATGTTGTTAGCGTACGCTGAAGATACAAAAAGTATTTACGAAATGGCACAATCATTTGGTTATAAACCAAAGTTAGCAACATCATCTTTTACAAATGTTGATTTGTTTCAACTACTCCCTGCAGTTGGTACGGGTACAAGTGTTAGACCTGATTTTAATTATGCTCTTGTCATAAGTGAAGGTACGGTGGTGAGTACTACTGATAATATTAATTTTAGAGTTCGTGAAAATGTTAACTTTAGATATTCAAGTTCTTATGACCCAACAGAAATTAGTATATATGAAACTGAACCAACAACAAATCAACCAACATTTTTTCTAGCCAAGAAATCAGTAGGTGTTGTTAGTGGTACTATTGTAGAAGAAAATTTTGTATTTGGAGTCGCTGAAAAATATCCAAGAATAAAACTTGGTCAGGATAACTTTTTAGAAATAATATCTTGTACCGATAGTGATGGTAATACTTGGACTGAAGTTCCCTTTTTGGCACAAGATACGGTATTTGAAGATGTGGAAAATGTAGCAGCCAATGACCCTCAGTTTTCACAATATAGTAATGAGGCACCTTATATTTTAAAACTTAGAAAGACTCCACGAAGATTTACAACTTTTATTAGAAGTGATGGTAAGGTAGAGGTTAGATTCGGAAGTGGTATAAGTGATAGTTCAGATGAAGATATCATACCTAACCCTAATAATGTTGGTTCGGCTTTACCAGGTAGTCCGAGTTATCTCGATACATACTTTGACCCTTCGAACTTTTTAAAGACCGAGGCCTATGGACAGGCACCCTCTAATACTACATTGACTATAAAATATTCATATGGTGGTGGAGTTTCGGACAATGTAACATCTAATAAAATTACTAATGTAACAAACTTTCAGTTTACACTCGATGAAACTGGTTTAAATGCGTCAACTGTAGAAACGATAAAAAATTCAGTAGCCGTAAACAATCCATTTCCTTCTACGGGTGGTTCGAGTGCGGAACCCATAAAAGAAATAAAAGAAAATGCTTTAGCCTACTTTCAGTCTCAAGGTCGTTCAGTAACAAAGGAAGATTATATAACAAGAGTTTATTCGTTACCACCTAAGTATGGTGCAATATCTAAAGCATATCTTGTACAGGATGAACAATTAAATATTCCAAACTTACAAGTTGAAACTAAACAAGGTTCTGGTGTTTTTGTTGACGAAAGAAATATTGAACAGCTAAAGGCAAAAGATTTAGCAAACACAATACAGAAACTTCCTAATCCTATGGCAATGAACTTATATGTTTTGGGTTATGATGGTAGTAAAAAGTTAACACAACTTAATGTGGGTGTCAAGGAAAATTTAAAAACTTATTTATCCCAATATAGAATAGTGACCGACGCAATTAACATAAAAAATGCATGGATTATAAATATTGGTGTTAAGTTTTCATTTATATCAAGAAGAGGATATAATAAAGAAGAGGTAACCCTAAGATGTATAGAAAGAGTTAAAGAATTTTTTAATGTAGATAAATGGCAAATAAATCAACCGATTATAATACAAGAGTTGGCATATCAACTTTCATTGGTTGATGGTGTCGGAGCTATTGTTCCACCCACTCAAGATAACCCAAAAAATATGCCAGTCTTGATTTATAATAAATTTGATTCTACAGCTGGTTATTCAGGTAACATATATGATATTAACTACGCAACTAAAGATGGTATTGTTTACCCATCACTTGATCCGAGCATATTTGAATTGAGGTTTCCAAACTCGGATATAGAAGGTAGGTCGATTGGAGATTCAATCGGTACATCTTTTGTTTAAGGAGATTTAAATGCATTATTTTGAATACGCAACAAAAGATACAACACTTTATGAAAATAGTGGAAGTAGGAACACGGGCTTAGATGAAATACTTGAGGTAAGAAAGGATATGAACGCAGCAGGAACGGTTGTAAATGTATCTCGTGCTTTAATAAAGTTTGACTTAACTTATATATCAGAATCAATTAATAGTGGTCTGATAACCAATCCTACTTATTATTTAAATCTCTATGATGCAAACTCAACAGGATTGAATGTGTCACAAAACTTATATGCATATCCCGTAAGTCAGTCTTGGGAAAATGGTTCGGGTCGTGAAGATTCTAATCCTGCTATTGAAGATGGATGTGGATGGTTTTACAAAGACAATGGAACAACTAAAACACAATGGACTTCGGAAATGACATCTTCAGGTGGTACTTGGTATACAGGTTCAGATGGTCAATATACCTTAGAAGCCTCCCAATCGTTTACAAATGAACCATCAGATGTTAGGATGGATGTATCGGGTATAGTAAATAATTGGATTTATAGTGGTTCAACATATCCAAACGAAGGGTTTATGTTGAAACGAACTGGTAGTCTTGGAAATACTGATACATCATTAGATGAGGGGAGTACAACACACTTAGGACACTTTTCTTTCTTTAGTAGAGAAACACATACAATCTACCAACCAAGACTTGAGGTGGTTTGGGATGACTCTAAATGGACTACTGGTTCTTTGTCAGCATTATCTAATACAGATTTAGAAGATGTCCAAATATATCAAAGAGGTTTAAAAAGACAATATAAAGAAAACTCAAAAGTAAAGCTTAGAGTAGTTGGTAGAGAAAGATATCCTGAAAAAACTTTTTCTGCAACAGCTGGATATTCCACTGGTTATACAACAGTAAAATATTTACCAAGTGGAAGTACATACTATCAAATAAGAGATGCCTATACAGGTGATATAATAGTTCCGTTTGGAAGTGGTTCTGTGGTGAGTTGTGATTCTACAGGAAACTATTTTAACTTATGGATGAATGGATTATTAGCTGAAAGGTTTTATCGAGTTGAATATAAAATCGTAAGTGGTAGTGGTACTGCCGATGAAACGATACAATACTTTGACGAGTTGTCATCATTTAAAGTAGTGAGGTAATAAAATGCCATTGACAAAAGAAGAACTACAAAAAAGTGAATATTACCAAAAACTTCAAGAACAAGATAGAGTACAATACCTAAATAAGTTAGAGAACGCAAGAAGACTTCAAGGTAGCGTTACTGTAATAGATGATAATGGTAATAACATTGAAAATAAACAGCCAGAACCATTAAGAAATGATGCTGGAGTTTTTTTATCATTTGAAGACCCATTCAACGAAGGTAATAGTTTAGACTCACTTGACCAAGAAATTAAAATAGATAAGAAATCAACCATTTATTTGAATGACCCATTTTGGAATAATGTGTTGGATAGAGAGTTTTCAGAATTATGAGAATCGAAACAAGCTTAGTAGAAAAGGATTATAACTTACTCAAAAAGGAAACAAAGGAAATCTTGGGTTCTGAGGGTGCTCTATATCCACCATTTGGACAGCTCACCACAGATTATGTAGAGTTTCATATATTCGATACAAATGGTAGATTTATAGAAAAGGGTAAATCTGAATCATTTGAGTTAGACGATAAAAATTTTACACTTAAACCTGGTCAAGACCTTAGAGAGGCTGGATATGATAGAGGTGATTATATTGTCAGATATTATTTTTACAGGCCAGTTGGTGGTTCCGATGATGTAGTTTTAACAAAAACTATTGATGGGGTACCAGGTATAATACATAGTGGTGATCCCGAACTTACTGGTGTACCTATGGGTGAGTTTTACATCGATGAACAAGGAAATGCGTTCATAGGTGAAAAGGCACCTGTTGATGGTAGTGAACCTCAACCACTTGATATAAAAGAGTTTAAGTTTTATATAGATGAGATATCATCATCAAGAACCGAAATAAGAGTTGCGGCACAGCAAATAAGTAATGAAAAGTATTTAGATTCATTTTCTAAACTTACACAGAATATAGTAACCTATCTTCCCAAAAAGGCATGGTCTGAGTATGTTGATTCTTATTCAGATTTGGCAATAGCTTGGAGTTCTATTAAAAATGACCCAAGTGGATTAATCGGTTCTTATTGGATACCAAAGGGGGCCTCGTCAAAATCAAACTTTGGGAAGGTTCATTGGGAATTAGCAGGTCAGTTTGAATCATCTCGTTCACTTCCTAACGATGGTGGTGGAGAGATTAGCTGGACAGGACCTAATAGTGCACAACTTGAGTTCAACACTCGTTCTGATGGTGATGCTGGATTTCAAAATATAATGCAAAATGGTAAACTTGTTGTAAAAAATGCATATATAACTGGTTACGAGAGAAAAGTGGAATCGGTTCCAAATCCTAACTATGTACAAGAACCCCCCATACCTGAATGTTACATTGAAGTATTTGATTTAAAAAGTGCAGGATTTCCAATGTCTGCAAGGTATGTCGTGAAAGAAGAATCATCCACTAAAACAATTTATGGTCATAGTTTTGATGGATACGCTCCAATACCAAACTTAACAACACCAGGTACAAGATATCATTTTGATTTTGGGTGTGGTCATGAAGAAACAACCGACCAACCTTTTGCAAACCATACTTATGATACAGATGGACTTTATAGTCCTGTTGTGACAATCATAACTCCACAATATACATCTGTTGTTGATACATTGCATGCAGAAGGAGATGGTGGGTTAGATGGACCTGGTCTGAAAGGTAGATTATTAAATGGATTCAGTCCATCATCCGTAGATGATACAGATGAATCGGTAACAGATGAAGCATCAATAGATGAAACACCACTCATAAGTGCACTCGATGGTAAGATTATTGGATGGGATGGAGCAGTCGGACCCGGTCCGTACTACTCTACTGGAGACTCAAGGGCATCTACAGGAACTCGTTGGTATGTTCAAAATGGTCACACTCGGGCAATAGCATCTGATGTAAATACACCTCTTCGTATTTTATTAGGATTGAGAAAACAAAACGATGATGGTAATACAGTAAATGATTTAAGTAATGATATACTCCTAAGTCGTGACATGATAAATAGAATACTAATCGGCCCAAACTTGGACGATACCAACTTTGTAAATGCAGATGAAGATGAGCTAAAAAGAAATATAGAGGGATGGTATCAAGGTAATCAAAATCAAATAAATAGATTAGTTAGGGAAGGAGAAGCACCACCTGATGAGGATGATTCGGATACAGATGACGATTCTTCATCAGATGATTCGGATAACGAGGAAACACAAGGTAGTGGTGGAGTTTTAACTCTCGTGAATAGTCCAGTAGCAACGAGTCAAGGACTGGCCGGATCTCGTATTAGATTTGTCAACCCAACCTCAACAAACTTTGTTCCTACTGCTGAGGAACCACAAATACAACTAACCTTTACTACAAATACTATGGTTCA